GTTGACTGCAGGGTTTGGAGTGCCATGTGCATACCAGCCGAGATAGGTGAATCTTTCGCCGGAGCTGACGGGAGTCACCTCGTGGGCAGCCATATAGTTTGACGGAAACATCAATATATCTCCCCTTTGTGGAGTGTAATCAATATCCAAATAAGTAAATCTATGATGCCCTCCGGTAAAATCTCCTGGCTCAGATAGCTTGCTCCCGTCTACGCAGTTACCAAAGTAAACAAGACAGGAAAGTGTGTTTCTTGATGCCAATTGATGAGGTGGGTGTGGGAGTCCATATACGTAGTCAACACTGGTGTCGCTGTGCTCCCCGATATACCCTCCACAGTCGGACGAGTAGCTAACCAAATGACCCTTAACCTTCCACCATATATTCTTGAAAACAAGAGGGAACATGTGCATATATCTAAAAAGATACTTATCTTTACACTCCTCGATAAAGGTGAATAATTCGACAACTTCGGGCCTGGTGTCCTGATGAACCCGAGACCCCCTTTTGGGCATTTTGTCTATCCCATTTTTTGAAAAGAAATAACCACTCCTATTGACGTATTCTTCTAGGCCATTGTCGGGGTTTATTGCAGGCTGATACATGTCCCCCATTTCTCTATTGACTATTTCCTTGGATATTCTGTTTGCGTACTCCCAGTCAAGCCTTATTGCGTCACGGAATACGACAACACCCCCACCCAAATGCTCAGCTTTTACATCGTTAAAAATCATTTATGGTCATCTTTCCGGGATTTAAACACAGCCTTCCCAGTTGGTATTTTACCCTCATCGCCGTATTTGTCCATAAGGTATTGCTCGTAGTCTTTCACTAAATCTGGCATCCACCACTGTCCACCTATTGGCCTGGCATGTCCTTGTATCGGCTCATTTGGGGAAATTCCACGTTCTTGATTGGGCGAGCCCTGGGCAAACCAAGATAAATATGAATATCTAGACCCAGACGTTACTTCCATTATTTCGTGAGCGCCAAGATAGTTGGCTGGCATGAATAGCACGGTTCCCATTTTAGGTTTCATGGTTATACCGAAATATGGTATTTCCATTTCGCCGCCAGTAAACGAGTACTCATCGCACTCGTTGCCCTCGCAATTGCTATTCAAGTAGACCAAAGCGCTAATTACGTTCCTTGTTGCGTGCTCAAATGGGGGGAGCTGACCATATTTGTAATTAACATCATTATCGCAGTGAAATCCCAACTTGGAGCCAGTTGGGTACTTTAGGACATGCCCCTCACTTTTCCACCACAAGCACTGCAAGGCTGCTGGGAATATTTCTATATATTCGAGAAGACATTGGTAAATTACTCGTTCACAATCTTGGAAGAATTGATGTTCAAGTTTTTGGATTCTAATTGGGTTTTTCTTAATTTCTTCCAATTCATATATAAACCCGCTTTTATTTATTGCGTGCACTGGTATGCCATCAAGGTCCAAAACATACTCATACTGCTCTTTGATTGCTGCATCAGAAAGCCTGTCTATAAGCTCTACTATTTCCGCAACTGGGACACTGATTGCGTCTTCAAAAGCTACAACGCCACCACCAAGGTTCTTGATTGTTCCAGGCATATGAATATACTAGTCGTAGGCAGACCAGTCTGGAACAGGGGTTCTATTTGGGCTCACTGGAGAAAAATTTGCACTGACCACTATTCTCGGTTCATCCGATAGGTGCCTATCGGTGTGGTGCTGAATGAAAGAGTTAAAAATTAAAAACATACCCTCTTCTGGAATCACTGGAATTATCGTCTCGATGGTGTTGCATACGCTTATGTTGAACATCAATTTTGCACTTCCGGGTGGAACGTTTACATAATACGCAACAGAGTAATACTCGCCTGGATGCATATGCGTGTTTGACTTATGAGAATGCACCCCTACGGATTGCCCTTTTGTTAGAGTCAGTGACCAACACTCATTTATGGTCATCGGTTTTTTAGCAATAAAGCTAACCTTTTCCGTCATTAATTTTTTTAATTTTTTGCATTCTTCTCCTTCTGGTAAGGAATTATCGCCAGAAGCTTCTTTGACATAGTTTAAGTAACTCGTTTTATTCTCTAAAAGATTTACATTAGATTCTTGAATTTCAAGGCTCTGCGCGTGATTATGTATTTCCTGTGAGAGCCTAATATTATTGATGTCTAAGGATGATTTATATATGTTCACTGGGCAGATTGGTATTGAAAAAAATTCCTCATTCATAAACAAAATTAGCCATGTCTACAGGAGGATTTGATTTTAGCCAAACGTTTACGACCATTACGTTTCTCATTCCAGAAACGCAGGGGCTAGTTTGATGAATCACCCTTCCTGCGTCAAATATTATTAACCTGTTTTCCTTAAACGCAATTCTTTCTCGCAACTCAATTGGGTCTAACTTTTTTTCAAGATTCTCCCATTCAAGAGCATTTAGTTCACCGAAATTAAGCTTGGACTCAAAAAGCTCCAAGAAACCACCAACGACTTTTTCGTTTGACGGTCCGTAGTAGACGCAGCCAATTTCTGGACCATTATAAATCTTTGTGTCCTGATACAAGAACGTATCCTCGTCAACATGCGGCCCAAGAAATTGTCCTGGCCCAAACGTACGTGTCCAATACTCGAACCCAAGAATATTCTCTTTTTCAAATGGGAGATTGCTTTCCCATATGTCTCTGATTACCTTTTTTCTTAGAGTGTCGGCCGAGGACGTCCACCATCCATCCCAAAACATATACGGTGCGTAGCAGCTGGCCTGGTCATTGTGATAGGAATTGACCTCACTTGCTATTCGGCTGTCCGTTTGCATTATTCCTGGGAAAAATGACTTGTCCGACTTGATTTCATCAAGTAGTGATGAACTTAAAAAGTTATCGAATATATTCACGTTCGGACACTATCACGGCTAGTGTTTCACAAAAGTCGTGTGTCCATAATTTTCTGAACTGTGATATGTGTATCCGTTGTTTGACTTCAACACTTCATGCATCCTGTTGTTCGGGTGAAAGAAAAAGTCGTCTCTGTATAGTTTGCCAGAGTTGTTTGAAGCCAGAACCAAGAGGACACCACCAGAACTCAGTGCATTTACGCAATTCTGCAAAATTTCTAAATCTGTCTCAACGTCTTCTATGCGCATTTGTATGAAATCAAAACCAATCGCATCGCCGGTTCCTATCTCCTCAAGTTCAACAACCGAATAGTCGATGTCCATGTAGTTTTCGCCTTCATTGTCAATCTCAAAATCGCGGATAAACTGTTCGAAATTCCACAATGGTTGAGTATTAGGGAAACAAATGTGAACGCCTGGATTATCTTTTTTATACAAGAAAGTAGCCAGAGTTCCATCAACTCCAAAAATTAAACATTTGTTTGGTTTTTTTAATGAGTAAACATACTCAACTGGGACCACACCACAAGCGACCAGGTCCGCCCATGGGGATATCGGGTCCCTAAGCCAATCAACATACCAAAGGCCTTCAGTGGAACCCCTCGCGGCCACCGACATATTTAGCCCAACTGACTCTCTCCATTGGTAGATGCGTTCCATTGATTCGAACGTGTGTTTTCTTATTTCTTCGGCCGTCATTGTCGGCACAGAATCCCAAGACGTATTTGAAAGTGCGACCTGCACCATTGCTGTTCTCAGTTGTCTGTTATCCATTTTTTACAGCCTTTGCAAGAGAGTAATTCCAAGCTGCTCTTCGCGCTCGGTCTTTGAGTGTTGCATTCATTTTGGCGAAAAATCTAGGTATCGCATTCGTCGTATATATCGGCTCACCGCTTCCCCTGATGTCGCTGCTGTACTTCCACATGCTCCCCAGTCTTGCAACCAATTCCTCAATATCCATTGAATCTATGCTGTCTGGGTCGAAATCTAGCATGTATGCAAAAACAGCAAGCTGCTTTTCGTTGTAATGTATTTGGTTTTCAGCGTTGTAAAGATTTTCGCCAGTAGCAGCTCTATGCCTCATTGAAAAGCTCCTCTATTTCTTCGTTTTTTGTAAAATCGCCTGGCTCTGTTGTTTCCCATTTTTTCTGCGGGTCATTTGACTGCAGTAAGTCACAGAACCACATTGCACCATCTGGTAGCTCGTATGACATTAATCGTGGATTCCATTTAACCACTTGGGAATTTCTATTCGGATTCTGCTGTGGCTCTTGTATGTTTGGGAAGTCCGGGTCGATATCTGGGCACGCTTCGTACCTTCCTTCACTCAAAGCCTCTTCAACAATGGATAACTTCTTGGGTATGCGAGGCACAATTTTCACAGCCTGCCCACTAACTCTGTAGTCTTACCAATGCCGCCAATTGCAGTTTCAAACATTCATATGCGTCATACTGGGCAACGAGAGCGCTGTTTTCTGACAAAGACATATCTATTGGATTTGCCATGTCTGGCTCTAGGTCTTCATCCTCGATACCTAAAGTAAAAGCCAGTGTATAAATAGAGTATTCGAGAATTTGAACCGCCTCCGCTTTTGCGCTGGCCAATTGCTCTACTGATAGTGCCATGTTTGAAGGTTACTCCGCAATCTTCGATTTGACGTTGCTAATTTTTGCAAGGAAGTCAACAATCAGCTTGTGGCCCTGAATCATCCCGTGGTGGTCTGTGCCTGGTACAAAATTCTCTGCATCAAACGTGTCGGGGTCAAAGCCTTCCTGAATGAGTCTCTCCATGAGCTGTCTCTCCAGGTCCTTGAGGGTGCGCTGGTAGACGAGCTTCTTCTCCTGGGTTGAAAATGAGGATTCAAATTTCATACTGTCTCCATTGTGCCTATAGTCGTACGGATACCCCAATTGTACCCTAATTCTATACTAGGGATTGGCCAGTTTGGGCATTCCGGTAAAGGTGGGTCCTATCTGTTTGCCGTCTGCGTCAACACCTGTTTTAATTCCCTTGGTCCAAGTCCATGGATTTTCATACCTATTATCTTCTTTTAGCTTGCCGTATTTCATTCGCGATTCAACCAACTCTTTGTCGTCCCAAAGATTTGACGTAACGATTTCTGTGCTCTCAAGGACAGAATTATCGTAGATATTAAAGAAGCAGAACGGGGTTCCAGCCCCAAATACCACAGGCTCTCCAATTTTGGTTATTTTCCAATTCATCTGGGATTCGTCTGGCCACCAATAACTAGGGATTGTGGCGGTAAGTGGGGTGGCTCCGTCAACAAAATAGTTCGGGGAACCAGTCATCCAGGTGTTGTAGCCCTCTTCGGTGCTTATAACCCAACCAATATTTATTGAAATCATTCCAATTATTGATGAAATTGCCTGAACCCGACCAGATGAGGTTATCTCTCCAGAAAGAATTTCTGGCGGTGTATTGCCACCATTCCACTGGACGACCAGGTCTTCTTCAAGAACAACTTCCCACCCGTAGACATTTGCAACAGTCATTGGCATACATTGATAGGCGTGCTTGTTGTACGTAGCATCCATCCAGTCACGCTTAAGCCTAGATTGCTGTATTAGGGGTGAACTTATATGTGTTCGTTTTAGGAATAGTTTTGTCATTTTTGAAAAATAAATCTTCCGACTTGATTCGCTGTTGGGCTAACTATACCCGGCCCGTACTCGACGTCGGTGCCATCTATGTTCTTTCCGTATCCCTTCCACTGTCTATGGAACCTGTCATTGTAGTCAAACATTGTGACAGCTGCGTACTTGGTTCCCCTAGTAACGGGCTTGGACGCATGAGAGTAAATAAAGGTAGAAGGGAACAAAACAATGTCTCCATATTTTGGCTTGAAAGTTATATCCAGAAATGGGAAAAACAGTTCACCGCCATCGTAGTCATCGTTTAGGTACATGACCGAAGAGACCGTGCACACATAGGAGAATCCATGGTCTGCGTGCACATTGAAGTGTTGGCCTTCGTTGTATCTAACATAATTAATTGCTTCCATGAAATCCATGCGGATGTTGTATCTGGATTCGTAATCTTGCAAGCAAGCAGTCAACCCGGTCACGGTGTCGTTGTATATATTTATCAACTCACTGAATTGCGTTGGACAGTGTTCAAAGTGAGCAGGGCTCATCTTGCAATCGACACAGTCTCTGTAGTCCTTCATAACTTGCCCGTCGCCAACAAGAGCCTGCATCCACGAGTATGGCGGAGTTGTGCTATCCCCAATTGTCGCCTCTAGGCGTTCTGGTATTTTTAAGTCTTCACTCAATATGTTCCTGTAAACCAGAAATCCAGCTTTCGGGTCTCCAACATACTCAACATCAATGTTTCTCATTGGCTCATCATATCTGGGAAAACCATATCGCCAACGATAGACGCTCTCCTTCGAGAACACTATCAACGTAATGACTATATGGTAAATTGCTTGGAAAAATGACACAACTACCAGCGCGCGGTTTATATCGGTAGCCAGCTTTAGGGAAAACTAAGTCCCCGCCCGAGAATCCATCGTTTAAATAGACAACCGCAGAAACAACGAAATTATTGCAACCCAACTTTGGCGTTCCGTCAAGGTTTTGGCTATCCGCATGTTCTTCGGGCAGATTTCCTGGAATCACCCCAATAAGTACCGCCGTATCAATGATTAGGGCTGTCTTGAATTCTTCTTCTGCAATTTTTAAAACCCTTTCACATATGCCCTCAAAAACACCATACGAAAACGCATCGTATTCAAACAAGGCATGTTTATCGTAGTATCCGGTTGATGGGTCATTTTCTGAATAGTTTGACGGAAAACCAATTTCTTTAATTGCGTCTAATATGGCCTCATATTCTTTCGGTTCTATCAAGTTTAATTTGCTTATAATCATCTTTTATTTAACCGTATAGAAAGAAGGGGTGGTATACCTGTATCCCTTTGTTATCATCGTAACTCCGTGCAGGTAGTTGACGTCACCTGGATGAGCAATTGCTAGGCCTGGCTTTGGCCTAATGCTTATATCATGCTGCGGGTAATATAGCTCTCCGCCTTCAAAATCATCATTGTAATAAAATAATGAGTTCAGGTCGTAGTCGACAAAGGCGTTTGGCTCACCGTTGTTGAGCTGCTTATCGGCATGTGGCCTTTGCTCAATCCCTGGTCTCCATTTCATGATTACTGGGGGTCGAGAGGAAAGTTCTAGGCCATAAATTTCTTCAAGAGCAGTTTGCATCTTTTGTATATATTTATCGATAATGTTAAAAACCGGCACTGAAAGTCTTTGGAGAATGTCGCTGCTGCATTGCCTGTCGTTCCAGTAATCAGCGTTATACAGACAGGTCCCATCTTCAGCGTAAACGCTTTCTTTTGAATTATTCCACTCGTTTATTGTTGGACAAAATTTTTGTATTACCTCAATATCTGATTTGTCAATAAAATTTTCAAATATGTGGATGTTTTCTGGTCCTGAACCAAAATGACCTGGTTCCACCCTCCATGGTGACAGCGAGTTTTCGCTCATTTTCATAGATTAGCACTCTCGCCGCTTCTCACCAGATGATAAACCATACTGTCAATGTCGCAGCGACTGAGGATTTCTCTGACGTGGCTAATATCGGGAGTAAAATTGTTTTTAAAAGAAGAATTAGATACGTTTTTGATTGATTGGTCTAGTTTCAATCCATGGTCAAGTAGGATTTTTTTTCTGAGCCACTCAATCCCGATGTGTCTATTGTCCAGAGTAAATATAAACATATTTTCTATTTTGTTTTTTATTTCTTCTTCGCTCGGCATATCAGACTCAATAAATACAATATTTTCCCTACTTTGGACATCGTCATCCGTAAGCGAAACTACAGAGCTATCTGCCAAACCAATTCTACAAAATAACATCTTTGATTGCAGATTTCCAGAATTGGAGAATAATTCGTTTGCTCCAAATGGAGTCATATAGCCGTACAAGAATTCTTCCATAAATTCACTTGACATAACTCTGTCTGAATTCGCACACACATATGAGGCAATGCTCATATAGTGGCTAATGGGTTCCCTCACAAAAGAAAACACATCAAATTTTTCATCTTCAACGGACACTGGGTTGGTTGCAAAGTGGCCCGAAACGAATGGGATATCTGTAAAACTTTTCTTGTCGTACATCAATCGACTAGTGCCGGTGTTGTTTATTTTGCGAAGCAGACCAGCATTGACAAACGTTCCATAAAGCGCATCACACACAGACTTGCCAGAGGTGCGTGGTATGTGAAGATGATAAATCCTATGCATTTTGCCTCAACGGTCGTTCTTTCATCTTTGCATAAAGTTCCATATCTAGTTCTATTTTGCTAGTGATTGAAATCACTTGTCTTTTGTTCAGCTTAAACGAGAGTGGTGGAGTCTCGTTGACGATAGAGTCGTCGGTCTTTATTGACGTATTAAACATTCGGATTAGAATAGTGTTGACAAAATCAATCAACTGACCCCTTTCTTCGGTGAGGCCAATTATTATATTCTCAAGTCTTTGGCTAAGCTGAGAGTATGACTGAGGTTTTTCTACAAAAAAACTTTTGGCTATGTCTATAATTGGGTTTCCAAATTCATTAACGCCCACCTGTTTCTCTATACCGGCAATTTTTGAATACAAAAAACAAGATTGTGGATTTTCGCACCCCGACATACCCTCAAACCTAGAGTTGATTTCGTTGTTGTTGGACAAAAATTCATCCAAGAAATTTCTATCAAATGTATCTCCTTGTTGCAGAGCGGAATATTTGGCCAGACTTAGATACTGCTCGAACGGTTCTCTAATCATAGAAAAAGAAATTAGATTATCAATTGAGCCAATTGGATTCCTACCAAAGTGTCCACAAATTATGTTATGCGACTCGGCTATTTTTGGGTCAAATACGAATTCGAAATCTTTAGGCAGGTATACATTCGGCGAATTTATTGCAAGTGGATTTTTTGCACATTCGATAAGGTCGTAGTGCATCTTTGTGCCCGATGTTTTCGGAATATGTAAAAAGTAAAGGTTCTCACCCTTCATTCATTTTTGCCATTTCCATAAGTATCTTATGCTTGGTGGGAGTCCAAAAATGTGGTGATGTATATCGAATTCCCGATTTAACCTCAGTAACCCCATGAGTGTACATGTTGGTTGACGGAAAGAATATCAGGGTTCCGGGTTTTGGTTTTATGAAAATGTCGTATTTTGGAAAAAAAAGTTCGCCGCCTTCATAATCATCATTTAAATAAATAATTGAACCATAATCAACTATGTAGTTATACCCTGGCCACCCACCAGCCGTTTCGCCGTCTGCATGAATGTCTTGATACTCACCCGGGTACCACTTCCTAATACCTGGCTTTGTCTTTTCAAGCTTTCTTCCAAATTTATATTCAATTTCATGCTGAACATTATCGACATACTGCTGCATAATGTGAAATACTTGCGTGGAATTTTTTTCAATGTATTCAGGCATGTGAATACTGTCCGTACCAAGCTCACTTCTGGACTCCCATTCCGAAACCGTTGAGCAATATGTAACTATTTCTTCTAAGTGTTTTTCACTTATGAAGTTTTCTTTTATTATTATGTTCGATGGGTCAGCAGAGGGCAGACTGGATAAATCAAAAGCCTCTTCTCTGAATGCCATCGAACATGCTCACTTAAATCCAGGACCGAATGAAGGCGGGAAGAAGGGCGGGAAGAATGGAGGGAAGAATGGCGGAAAGAACGGAGGAAAGAAGGGAGGGAAGAACGGTGGGAAGAATGGTGGAAAGAATGGTGGAAAGTAGGGCGGGAAGTAAGGAGGGGCAACTGGGGTTACGGAGTTGGATGAATTAGAGGTTTGAGAGCCGTAAGCATTGGATGCAGTAACTGTGAATGTGTAAGCAGTGCCGTTTGACAAACCAGTAATAGTCGCTGGCGATGCTGCTGTGGATGAAAGACCACCAGGAGATGAAACTGTTGTATGTGTTGTTGCACCAGTACCAGCTCCTCCAGCTGTATATGTAATGGTCGCTTGCGCGTTTCCACCTGCCGCAGAAACAGAAGTCGGCTGTCCTGGTCTATTTCCTGCTGTAACGGAGTTAGAGGACACTGATGTCGCTGAACCGTACGCGGTAGATGCACTGACCGTAAATGTATAAGCAGTACCAGCGGTTAGCCCAGTTGCTCTAATTGGGCTCGTTCCAGTGAAAGTCAAGCTCCCTGGAGTCGTGGTTACCGTATATGTAGGAGAGCCGGTTCCAGCTGAGCCTGGAGTAAAAGGAACATCAATAGCTCGGTCTACGTTCTGAACTATTACAGCAGTACCTATTGTTGGGGCAGTAGGCGCGTTACCTGCAGTAACCGAACCAGTTGAGCCAGAAGTTGCCGAACCGAATAAGTTTGATGCAGTAACCGTAAAGGTATATGAAGTTCCAGCTGTTAGGCCAGTAACTCGAATTGGGCTAGAACCAGTTGCGGTAATTCCGCCAGGTGACGAAGTTGCGGTAAATGTTGTTACACCGGTACCAGCGGTTCCAGCAGTGTAGGTAACATCAATTGCTCTATCAACGTTTGAGACAATTGAAGCAGTTCCGATTGTTGGGGCGCCAGGGTTTTGGCCGATTGCCACAGAACCAGTCGTAACGGTATCGGATGGGACACCGTAATTGGTATTTGCCACCAAACTAAACGTATATGTTGTTCCAGCTGTCAGGCCAGTAACTGTTATTGGTGAACTTGAAGCAGAGGCGCTAACACTGCCAGGACTTGATGTGGCTGTGTAAGTAATTGTGTCCTTGCCGATATATTCGGACGGGGTAAAAGATATTGAAGCTACCGTGCCTACGCCGGTATTAGTCGCAACGACGTCTGTTGGTGTCGTTGGCTTTTTACCACCACTATCTTTTAATGATTCCATGATTTATGCCGAAAGGTCTCCGATGAGTACCCAGGTATCTGCTGCTCGTTTTATCAGCGTAGCACCAGACCACTGAGCACGAAGCTTACGTCCTGGAGTCGCGTTAATCGTCACTCCAGAGCCCTGAGTGACAGTGCACTGACCTGAGCCGGTCTGGATAATCGTGATGTGAGTTCCAGTGGGGAAAGCAACCGAAGAATCTGGTGGAACAGTTAATGTATTTGAAGTTCCCACACCCATTTCAACAATCTTATTTCTATCTGCAAGAACAAGTGTGTAGCTGGCTGCTTGAGCATTCGTCAACGGTTCGGCCAACTTGTTTCGACCTATTCCAGCATCTGAGGATATGTCTCCGTCGACGATAGTTCCATCTTCAATCATGTATGAAGTAATCACCGCTTGGTCTGTTCTTACAACTGCAGTACCTGCAATTTTGTCTGGGTCAATTTCTGCGCCGCTGGTAATATGAGTATCGCTAATAGCGTCATCAATAATCGTCAGTGAACCAGCGGCAGTCAATTGCACGTCTCCGGATATGGCGGTTGAAGTGGCAACACCAGAAGAGTTGTACATAACAATCTTGCCAGCATCGCTGTCCACAAGCCTATTGAGAGGAACAGAATCCTCGGTTAGAGACGAACCCGCAACAGCACCCGAAGAGAACATTGCCGAGGGAATTGTTACAAGCACCCAACCAGAACCGTTGAAGGTCCAGGTCTTACCCGCACTTACGTGAAGGTCGCCTGATTGCGCGTCTGATGGAAAGTCAATTGCTGGCATGATTAAGCCTGTGCTTCCGTCCATGAGAGGCGGGCAAACACTGTCGCAGTAGCAGAGCCAATGTTTGTAGCAACAATGTGCAATGTGTCTGGACCGTCTGGGTAAATGCCTGTTGTTGTTATCGTCGTGCCTCCGCCAAGAATTGAGTTACCAAGGTCTCGAACGTCTCCGAGGTCAATCTGCACACCACCGGTTCCACCAACAAAGAAACCACCAGTTACTTCACCACCGCTAACAGTCGTTGATGTTCCTTGGTAGTCTGCAATTTGGGCCAAACTTGATGTAACCGCTGTTGGCTTTGCCCATGTACGAGAGTTTGATGGAACACCATTCAGGATAGCCTGAACAAGAACGTTTGATGTAGACGAAGTCGTCGTTACGTCAAGGTTTCTTAGCACCAACTGCATTCTGTTAACAAGCTCTCTTTCACCGAAGAACGCCGAGGTTCCGTTATCTGCTGATGGAGAGACGCGAATAGCAATCAAGGTTCGTGTTACTCCTGCACCGATAGAAATACCGGTTGTCTGACCATAAGTAAACACGAGCGACTTGTCGTCGTCAAATCTTCCGTCCATGATTGCCGATGTACCCCAGTGAGATATTGAAGGCGCATACGTTGGGAATGCAAGCTCAACTCCAACTGGATTGGATGCTGAGTATGTAAATGCAAGAGCCGCGCTTGTTCCCATCGGGATTGCGTTTACTGTTGGGTTAGCCCCAGTCACAGCAGCACTCAACTTGATATTGGTGCCGCTAATTTGCTGAATGAATGTTCCGTCTGGTACGTCTGCTCCAGTGACTCTTTGACCGACTTGCAGTCCAGAGTTTGATGCGACAGTTCCATCGTTTGCTCCAGCAGCAATTGTTAAGGCGAGTGACGCGTTTCCTGTTTGCTGTCTTGTAAGACCAGTAAATGTTGTTGCAGTTTTACCAGTGTAGTTAATATATTCGTAACCAGTTGCTGTATTGAATACACACAATGTTCCAACGCTTGGGAATCCTGTTGTGCTTCCGACATTCATCGTTGTTGTTTCGGAGTCAGACAAAGTTCCAGTTAGCTGCGTATGTGGCGGCTGGCTGAGAGCTTCGTATCGAGCTGGAAGGTTTCCCGAACGCATGTATGCTTCGGCATTTGTGTTGTTGTTGATTATCTTGTGACAGTAAGTAACTTTTCCGTCTTTTGCACGCATACCCCAACGGATGAAACCAGCACCATACCAAGAATAGTCGATGTAGAACATCTGCATTCTTGAAAGGTCAACGTTGTAGCCGGAAGCTCCAGTTCCATCAAACTTGTCTAGATTCCATTCAGCTTGTGGATACTTTGTGTCCACTGTTTTGGAAACTGAAACCATGGTTGAAGTAGCACCACGCCATGCAGGGCTAATGGTCAATTCGGTGTTGCTTGCAATGTCTGTAATTCTGTACGACTGACCTCGAGCAACGATATAGTCACCGATTTCAAGCTGACCAGCATATCTCGTTGGGAACGCTGCGTTTGTTTGAGTCACGGTGCATGAGCCATTTGTGAATGTTGACTTTCCAGAAATCTGGAATGTTGATGAACGTTTTACGGCCCACAACGTTTGCCCGTCAAATTCAAAGAACACTCCGTTTTGGTCGTCAAACAAACCAATTCTGTTTACGTTTCCATACCAACCTGCAACGGTAATGTAATAAGGACCAGAAGCAAGAACGTTCGTTCCAGTCGAAGTTGCTGGAGTATACGTAAATGTATTGTACCCAGTAATCGTATAAACGGTTGTTGTACCGTTAAAGATTGCCTCATTGGCGCCAAAAATAGTTATTGTCGAGCCTGGGTAGAGGTTATGCTTTTCCTTGGTTTGCACTGTAACCAAGTTTGTTGACGTGTTGTATGACAACTGGTCCAACTGAAGGTCTGGTTTGAGCAGTGTTCCAGATGACATCTGGATGCCTTTTCCTGACTGATATCGGAAATAACGGCGTGTTTGACGTGCGGCTAGTTCATAGTTGGATGTTCCGTTGTTTGAGAAAATAACGCCGCCGTCAAAAGGTCTGTGTAGAAAGTTTCCTGATGGTGCCGTATAGACCGATGCGCTTGTTGCTGTAAGAGTCCCAGTTGGTGCAACTGGGGCATGATAAACAAACTGCGTTGCGCTAATTATTCTTGAAACAAAGTTTGCTCCGTTTGGCGGGTTTGTGCCTGAAGTAGTAATTCCAGTTACTGCCACTTCGTTGCCGATTGAAAGACCGTGCGGAATTGTCGTGGTCACTGTAACTGCAGTGCCAGAATACGAAACTGTCGGAGCTGCGCCTATTTTTGCGTTTGTAAAAATAACACCAGTAAAAATTGAAGTCTTATTTGCATCAAAAATTGCTGTCAATGTTCCGGTGTTTACCGCTTTACCTGTGTATGTAAATGATGTATTTGTCGTAACAGATTCAATTAGGTACGCACCGTTGGCAATAGATAGTTGTGTATCTCTGACGGTAATAGGCGTTCCAACAGCAAGCCCAGTTGTATCAGTCAGTGCAACCGTAACTGTTCTTGATGAAGTACTCATCGTGATGCCAGTAATCGACGATATAAAACTTGCCGAGTCATAAATAAACGGTCTATTTCCAACTGTCGTAAGGTTTTCCCACTTTGAAATTTGTGTTCCATACTCAAAGTCGGTGTCAATCAACGACTGTGGCTGTGAGACTCTTAACTTTTGGACAGGGTCAAAAAGTACTTCTTCTGGTGTAATCGGCGTTAAGCCAGGTGGTATTTGGTTAAGACCCATTACGCTATCTCCATCCCGCTGATGTGGAATTTAATGTCAGTTGAGTTTGCATTTCCAGTAATTGTGTCGCCAGCCGTAAGAACCTGCTTTAGGTCAAGCGAAATAACCGAATTTCCTGGTATCTCTAAGGTTGGAACAAGAGGAATTCCGTCGAGATTGAGCGAGTATGTTCCTCCAGCTACGGCGTTATTAGCCACAACAACATTAGTTACTACAGTGGTCGTCAGAGACGGCACGGTGTACAGCGTTGTCGCCGGGTTAGTGTAAACAGTTGCGGCGCCCCTGAATAGGACCTTAGCTGTATTAGCCATTTATTGCTCCAGTCATTTAGAACGCTCCCATGATAGACGCTACGTTGACGTCGTCGGTGCTAGTCGAGCGAGATACAAGCACCCATGAACCGTCATAGTAAACAAACACTTCGCTTGTCGTATTTTTGAACCAGAATTGACCGTTTGCAGGGTTTTCTGGTGACTCTGAACCAATAACAGCGCCGATACCAGATGCGCCAATTTCAATCCAGTAACCATCGTAGTACACAAAGGTGATAGCTGAGTCTGTTTCAAACCAGAAGTCTCCTAGGTCCGGAGATGCTGGAGGAGTGGTGCCGAGTGTCATCTTTGCACCCTGGTCGATTATCTTGTAGGTGCTTCCGTCCCTAGTGGACTCCCATCTATCCAGTGTCTCATTCCACCTGATTTCAACGCTTGCGCTTGAGCCTCTGTCAATTTTGATTGCCCCATCAAGCGTTGGAGCCCCAACTGTTCCAGCATTAAGAACAATTTCGCCACTAGAAACATTGAGGGACGCCTGATTTGTTACTTCTGTGTTCGTTGCAAAAAGATTTTGCACGACAAGTGTGTCAAATTGCACGCAAGCACTAGTGCCGACGGCTTGTCCGATAGAGATTATTGGAGTAGCAGATTCTCCAGCGTTGTCTGTAATTGTTATACCTGTTCCAGCAACCAGATTGGCTACATAGTTGCCAGTTGTGTCGGTTCCCATTACTAC